CCATTGGTATGTGGCAGTCAAAGCAAGATGGTTCACGTGGTTCCTCGTGGATACTACGTTCGATAGTTAATACGCTGTTGCAATCAGGGCAACGATAGTCATACTGCATTAGAGCTGCACCGCTTCCTCTATGGGTAGATAACCTACTAACTTCTCAACCTTCTCAATGCGATCAAACTCAGTGGTCGCAGGCATCTGGTGATTAAACCATACTGGTTCTGGTAAATCTAATAGGTCAAAGGAGAAGATACCGGCAGGGGTAGAGTTGATGTAGAAGGGAACGAGGTCACGCTCTGCTGCTTGGGTGATGAGCTTGCGATACTTCATCTCTTCAATCAGCAAGGTGTTGTAGTGTGTAGCCCTGCACTTTAACTCTATGTAGTGACCTGCTTGCTTAGAGATGCAGTCATAGGCATCAAAGATGCCCTCAGACTTTACTAAATCTGGATACAAACTCTCACGCAAGAAGGTAAATAATAACTCTTCGTTCATTGCCAGGGACTAACCCCGCCTAGATTATCCTGCAACCTACGCAAAGACTGAGAACATCTACGATCTGCAGTAGAGATAGCGCACTCTAGTACCTGTGCTATCTGTTGCAGAGTAAAGCTCTCGTGATGGCGCATACGCAAGATAGCCTGGTCCTCTTGGTCTAGTTTAAGAAAACCTTTCTTGATGTCAATGAGATTAGCAAGTAGGTTGCCACCTTCTGCTGGAGATGATGAACCTTTAGGTTGCCCATCTCTAATCATCTCTTGTGCTTGCTCTAATACTGTGCCATCTATGACTGATGCAATAACAAAGGGTAGCAACTGACCAAGAGTAGCTGACTCGTAGTAGGCTTCATCATTAGTCTGATAGCCAGACTTAGCTGCCTTCTCCTTGCGTGCATAACGTTCGCCTGCACGCTTCATCTGCCAAGCAATGCGTTGCTCGTTGTGCTTGCGTCGCTCTTCGATAGGTTCCATTAGATCAATGATGTGATCTTCTACCCTAGTCATAGCCCACGCCATCAACTCTTGCTTGATGTCATCCTTCTCAACGTGCTTGTTGTACCTACGATGAATAGTGTTAGCAACACTAGGCACTAGGTCATAGATTACTGGGTGCAGTTCAGTCACGAGGCCACTTACCATCTAAGACCATCAGTGCGATAGCACTGTAGTTCAGTAGATCAATGAAACTATCTCGTAGTGATTCGTTCTCAGGTGTTGCACCGCTATCAATCAAGTGGTTGATGCGTGCAGTCTTATCGTGCATACGCACACGCAAACCATTGAGTGGTCCACCAGGTGAGAGACTAATGTTAGTTGGGCCATAGTCCTTGTGCTTCTTGATGAGCAGGTTACCTGCACCATCTAAGGTAGCCCAGACATCAGCTATAAACGTGTTGGTATCGGACGTATTGTTACCACTTCGCTTTGCGTATCCACGGAAAGGATCTGGAAGCCCAAATGCTGCAAAGTCTGTAGCATCGTGTCCCACTCGCTTCTTGTCATTGTCATACATTCGACTCCCCTATCAGTAACTTTCTCGTAGCATCAATTCCATTAGCCAAGTAGTAATCATTGATGTCCATACCTGGCGGTAGTGTAACAATTTGTGAGTTCATTACCTCATTCGCCACGCGCTTAGCAAACTCAGCACCTGGGTTAGACCCATCCTCTTTGATGTCATTGTCTCCAACAACAAAGATAGTTTCGTACCCTGCAAATAGTTTGGGAAAGTGTGGCTTCCACGCAGCAACACCAGGTACTCCCACTGCTGGGATACCAAGCTCACCGCTAGTAACTATCGCATCTAGTTCACCTTCACATACAACGATGTAAGGTGAGTCAACAGTGATGTCACATACGTTATACAGGTGTGCCTTCTGCCCAGTAGGTGAACCATACTTAGGCTTGGCATCATCTAATCTTCTAAACTTAAAGCCAACACAACCACCAGATGCTGTGATGTATGGGATGGATAGCCACCCTTCATACATCTCGTGACCATTGATTGGGTTGGTAATAGTTCCTAACTGAAACAGTCCTGCTGTCTCTTCAGAGATCCCACGTCCTTCGAGTACGGCTAGAGCCTCTGGACTTATTGCTTGGGCGTATTGCTGCGCCGCTTCCAGCAGCAATTTCGACTGCACGTTTGAGGCCATCGTTAAACTCCAAGTTCTCTAGTATGCACACTAAGTTAGCTGCGTTGCCACCCTTACCGCAGGTATGGCAGAAATATAAATTGTCATAAGTATTGATAACTGCTGAACGTCTACTGTCACTATGTAAACAGCAACGAACCGAAGCACTCTTGCCTTCACGTACTTCACCTCCGAAGTGCGAAACAATAGCGCCTATGGGGATTGAGTTTGCATCAACGGCACCTTTGTACCGTCCCGCTTTACGTACCCTGGACCAGTCTTGTGCTGGCATACACACCCCTTATCGTCACACTTGTCGTGCCAATGAGATGAACGTTTGTAGTGAGCAAGAGTGTTCTCTTCTCCTGCCTTATGACAGTTCTGGCAAATCATCTTCTGCTTCTTCTGTAGTTGAAACTTCAACTACTTCTTCTACTACTGGTACAAGTATCTCTGATGTTGTGATGTTACCTTCTGGTACTGGCATTGTTATTACTACCTTTCCCCATCTCTGGGATTGACTCATCGGCTTACCGCGTTGTGCAGTACGCCGTCTACGACGAAGAGGCTTGATGGCAACAGCCATTACTGCTTCTCCTTTAACCATTGAGTTAAGTCTTGGATGACCCAAGCCTGATCTATTGATGCGTTGCGACGCTTAACTATTACATAAGATAGAGGGACTTCCCCAAGACCTCTTGCCTTAGCATAGTTAAGCGCCTCAACTTGTGCTTCTCTCCAGAACTCAGGCAACGATAGGGTTGCCCTGTTCTTGAGTTCAAGGATATAGGTTTCTCCCGCGATAACAGTAACGATATCGCCCTCATCCTTTGCCCCAGCTTTAGACAGACGCTCTGCAGTTACGCCTTTATTGCGTAACCACTTCATTACATCTGTCTCAAACTGAGAACCTTTAGTCTTGTTGTACTGACTCATCTACCAATACAACCTTGTTGATTTTATAGATGATGTTGCCTTCTTCATCTTTAACTAACTCGACGATACCAGATTGCAATAGTGCACCAACGAAGTTGGTTAGGTCTACCTTGAGTGCATCAACATCTGCACGCAATCCATCTACCTTAAGATTGTCTCGGTACTTATTTGATAACTGTTCAGACATTATACCCTCCTTGGTATCCTGCAATCGTATCTTTCCTTAGCATCCAACCGAACTCATTTTGATCTGAGATCTGTACTGCTGCGTAGTTTACCAGTAGCTGTGCATATTTACTTCCATCAGCAGTGTGTGCGCCAAAGCGGTTCTTCACCGGTGCTACCTTAAGTATTCCTTGCGATGGGTCATAGCCCAGTGTAAGTATCAGTGCAGGTAACTGACTGACCTTTCCGTGAATTGCTCTGCGATGAGGTGGGTTACTAGGTGACCCATACTCTGACTGTTCTGATACGTGGTGGAGCACCATCACGCAGGCCTCAGTCTTGCGTGCCATATCGTGAAGCTCCATCATAATTGCTCTAAGTCCTGCCCATTCGTTGTCCGTCTCAGCGGTGATGTTCATTAAGTTATCAATGACTATCAACTCAGGTGGATGTCCATAGAGTTCAACGTAGGCCCTGATCTCTAACTCCAAGTCGTCAATGTTTGGAGATGAATCAAAGACCCACTTGATGTGTGAAAGTTTGTCTAAGTGTGCATTGTAATACTTACTATCGTTAGACAGGTTTGCTTCGACTGTCACTTGTGAGTGACCAGATAGATGCGATACAGACCTCATCATTACAGTAGTGGTATCAGTATCTGCGGAGAAGAAAAGTGTAGGAACCTTAGCTTTGATTGCATAGATCAGAGCGAACATAGACTTACCAGCATTAGGTGCTGCAGCTACCATACATACCTGGCCTCTGCGAAACTTAATACCTTCTACTGCTAACCCATTCCACACATCAGGTAGTGGTGTTGCTTTGGTAAGCACTCCACTCCAAGCGCGGGAAAGATTAAGCAACGTCGTCCTCCTGATAGATTTTGATTCCTCGCTCACGTCTGATGCGTTGACGATCTCTAATCGCCAGACCGCCCCAGATACCGTGAGCCTCGTTCTTAATACCCCATTCAGCACACTCTCTACGGTGAGGACATCTCTTGCAGATGTTCTTTGCAAAGTTAGCATCAACTGTAGATGCGCCAGGGATACCAGATTCATTATCGGGGAACCAGAAGTCGCCACCGATAGTTGCACAACTAGGAGCTTCGTATTGACTTGGCTCCCGCATTAGTTATCGGACCCAGATGGTGTCGCACTTATCTGGCGCACCCTTTGGTGCTGCACACATATAGCCTGACCACGGACCCTTTTGTCCTACGCCTGAACGTAGTGTCATTACACCGTGACGGCAACTGTTAGCGCCACCTGCTGGTGCTGGTGCTGCCTGTACTGGTGTTGCATTGAAAGCCTGTGCTACTGCTGCAACTGTTGGTGCTGGTGCTGCTTGACCACCTGATAGTTCTAGTCCTGTCGCACGGATATTCATTGCGTTCATCGCAAGATCTGCAAGACCTGACTCTAGTTCTGTAACTGTTGCTGCGTACAAGTTGATAAGTGTTCCATCATTTAACTTGTAATTGATTTGAAACTTTGTTCCTTCTGTAGCCATTTACTTTCCTCCACTTTGCTTTACGGATAGTCGCTGACTCTCAGCTCCTACCTTCTTAGGGACAAACCCTAATAGTTTTTCTACCTCATCACTGTCAACGGATTCGCGTCCTTTAACAGTTGTCCAACTTACTTCGATACCTGAATTAGTAGTACCCAGTACTCCTTCAAAGGATGCCTTCAAAGAATCCTGTTGTGTTTCTAACTCTTTGATCTGTGCTGCTAACTGTAGATATAACAATGCGTTCTTGTCAATATCTTCGTCAGCAATGATTACTTCACTGACTGACGTACGTTCTTTTTTTAGACCAACGCATCCCATCTGCCCACTTGCGTCATAGAACTTGCAGTAGTGTTGACAGTAGGTTGCATCTTTCTCTGGTGCTGGCGCTTCCTTTGCTTCCTTAACAGCCGCTAGCCAACCGAGTGCTTCTAGTGCAATGGACTCATCGTAGTCTTCGGTGTGAACCTTGACATCTCTTTCGTCCCCGTCCCTGGCAATTGCTACCAGTGACACTCGGTTG